CTAAAACCCAATCCTGCCAATAAGGAAGAAGTTTCTCCCCGATTGTCTCTTTGATCTCCTTCCATTGATTTTTCATTCTCTCGAGGGCGCCGGTATAGGTTTCAACATCTTTTGCGGCGGCACCACCGAATTTCTTATTGAGGATATCCATCGCATAGGCGGCTTTTTCAGATTGCGTTGCGCTTTCGCCAAGCACAGCATCGAGGTTTCGAAGCTCCGGGATCCAGCGACCAAGGATTTCGACATTCCCGCTCATGGCCATGCCGATATAACGCACCGAGGAATCGAGATCCTGGCCGGTCTGCGTGGACATATCCATTGCAAGCTTTAGGCCATTCATGGCCTGCTCAAGATCGACGGTATATTGCATCATTTTGCCGAGGCCCTCTCTTGTGGCCTCGTCGGAGAATCTCGTCGTAGCCATGATGGAGTTGGCATAGCCATCGATTGCATCTTTGACTTTTTTGTAGTTGATGCCTGTGGTTTCGATTTGAAAGGCCATTCGGGATTGAATCTGCTCGGCCTTGGCTGCTTCATCGACAAAAGCTGTTAATCCTTTGACTACGCCATAGATCGAGGCGCCTGCGGCGGTGAGCTCAAGCCAGTGGGATTTAATAGTTGAAATTGCAGAGGTTGCCCTGGATTCAAGACTCTTAAATGCGGCCTCGGTCTTGTCGGCGGCTTCTAATATAATTTTAACGCTGTTTTCTGGCATCGTTCGCTTCGCTTGGACGACGGACGATTTTCGTTTATCGTCTCTTGTCTATCGTCTCTCGTCCATCGTTCATTTTACAGTTAGCACAGTCTTTGTTTTTATGGGCCTTGCGGCAGGCCCGGCAATATTTACTCCTTGTTTCTTCGTCTTCTTTATCTTTATCTTTCATTCCAAAAAAATTAAGGATCGTTTCCCTGAAAAGAACTTCTTTTGCGCCATATTTAAGAAAAGGCTCGCATTCTTTTAGGGTATATCTCCAGAGGATTTTATCTCGCTTGGTGATGTCTCCTCTGCAGAGGATGACGACGACTTCTGTAAAATAGGCGTCGTCTGGTTTAATATCTCCATTATCTCCTGCGCCACCTCGTCCATGATCGAGCCGAGGTGGTTGCAGACGAAAAAATCTTTCACAATTTTAAGAGACAATTTCGGCTTGATGCTGAATTGGATCTCCTTTGCCAGTTCTTTTATATTTTTATCTTTGAGATGCTTGCCTTCTTCTCTCAGAATGATGGCAATGGCTTCACAAATATCATCTCCGAGCTCCTCGACCACATGACGAGGGGAAAGCATCTTGGGCATCTCTTTTCCTTTTAAGAATTTCAAGAGCTGTTGCCACTGGCCAAGGACGAGCTCCTGCTGGGTGTATTTTTTGCCGTTGATCTCATACTGAAAATCCGTCATTCCATTCCTCTGTTTCTAACGATAGACGAAAGATGAGAGATGAGTTACGATGCACGATGGACGATAGACGATGGACGTCTTTTTCGTCTTACGTCCTTCGTCCTTCGTCTTTCATTTATCGTCATTCATCCCTCGTTTTGTCTATAGCAAAGCCTGGGCGTTCATCAATTCGATCCAGAGGGCGCTTGCATCGGCATCGTTGTCGTAATAAGCCTCGAATTCGAGCTCGACCAGAATTCCTTTATCGCCCGGAATCACCGGTGCCTGCGGCCTGAAAATGACCTCATCGAAATTGTAAGTCAATTTCTCGTTGCCTGCGGTTCCGTTCCCTGTGCCCTTGGTCAGAACGACCTGAAGCGTGGTCTCGGTATTGTTGAAAGCGAGATTATAGAGCGTCATGTTGTCAAAAAGGGCAGTTACCTTTCCGCTCACTTTGACTTTGCCCGCATTGACCGAATATCTCTCGCCCGCGCCGCCGATGACGAATGTCGATCCATCGAGATTGTTTTCTATTTTCCCGCTGACCTCTGTCACCACTGCCAGCGGCGCACCGCCCTGATTGATCACGGCCTCGAACCCATCGAATGGATTATGGCCGAAATCGGTCGGGCTTCCATCGTGCGGAAGCGTGGCCACGGTTTCCTTGGCCCCCATCAATGAAAAACTTCCGGTGATCGGGCCCTCGGTCTTGACATCGAAGCTGTGGGAATTGACCTTGCAGCCGTTATAACGGATATATTGGACGATGTCGGTGAACTGCTTTTCGACCTGGAGGCCGACTGGGAGAGAGCCGACTTTGAAAGTATGCGTGTAGGGGCCTGCTCCGGTCCGCGCATAGCTTCCGAGCGTGTGCTTGAAGAGGCGGCCCATCCAGGGATTGAGCTCGACTGCAATATCACCTGCCACTTCCTGATTGCCTCGAGTGGGCTTGTTTGGATTCCGCGTTGACCGGATGACGTTCGAGCTCGAGAAGGCCCGGCTCAATCTCAGACTCTCGTTTAGAAAAGGAACATAGAGACCGCCCTGGACGGCGCGGATATCGTCGATGTGGAAAACGAACGCCCCCTTATCCACGGCCTGTTTTAGGCCGATGGAGATGAGCAAGAGATCCGTTGCAGGATTTGCAAGGGCCATTGATATCGGCTGCCAGACATTGGCGACCGGGACCGCGGGGATATTGAGCGTCTCGAGCGGGTTCGCACAGAGCGCCGTGTCATCGAGAAGCAATTGGAGATCGTTTGCCGCGAGCACGATTGAGGACTTGACCCATGCAGCGATGTGCGTATAGGCGGCCAGGCTCGCAACGGAGATCACTTCCGAGGCGAGGATCTCTACGCCCACGCCCTCTGCCATCGTCAATTTGCACGACCCGGCCCCGACTTTGAAATCCACGCCATCGAGCTCGGCCGTGACGTCGCCATCGACATATTCGTTCCATGCGTCTTCGCAATTTTCGACCACCAGCTCCGGGACGCTCTTAAAAGCGATCTCCTCAGCGATCACCAATCTTGATTCTGATCCTTGTGCTTGTGCCATAATTTGCTCCTTTCAGTCGCTCAGTGGCCAGTGACCAGTGATCAGTATATAGTGACTGATAACTGATTACTGATGACTGATTAGACTCTTTCATATACTGTTAAACTGAGCTCCGCATAATGACAGAGCACGCCTCCAAATAACCTAAATTCTATGATCTCGGCCTGGATGAAATCATGGTCCTTGGCTGTGTCGTTAAGTTTTCTATTTGCTCTGAAGGCCGTGGCGATCGACTCGATCAAGGCATTGAATATTTTCTCGGATGCCTCTGCATCATTGACCCTCATATATCCTCGGATTAAAAAACCGTGAGCCTTTTCGTTTCCCGATGAAGCGATTCCGAGAGTGATTCTTTGCTCCTTTACAGACCTTCGCCCGATCTCCCAACCACGAATCTGGTCGACGGTACCTATCGTCGTCTTAAAGAGATTGATAAATGTGGGCCAGTCCGCCGCCCACCGCTCGTAATCATAAACTTTGCCGATGTCGGTCACGGCGCCGAGGATTGTATAAATTTGGGTCCTAATATTCGCTTCGCTCATAATTCACGATGGATGATAGATGATGGATGATGGATGATGGACGAGTCGTCCTTCGTCTTTCGTCCTTCATCTCTCGTCCTTCATCTCTCATTATTCATTCAGTTTTTTCGCGATTTTAAAACCGGCTTTGTCAAACATCGTTTTCAGCCGGGGCCAGCCCTGCTTCAGGGCATTCTCAAACATGTGGGCTCCGGGGAATCCCTTCTGGCCTATTTTTCGGCGGATCACGAATTCAAGCCGCCTCGCCATGTCCTCCGCGGCGCCGATCTTCAGCTCGATCCATCTCAGGAGCACTCCCTCAGGAGGCCAGGTCTTTCCTGCGGTCCTTCCCTTCTCGATTACGTCGCCATAGGCAGATTGATGGCCGATGATGCCTTTGAGAGCCGTTGTTCCTTTTCCCACGACTTCACCGTGGATCGTAGAGACCAGGCCGCCGCTTGCCCCGAAAACCCCTCTCGGAGTTCTCAGTTTGACCTCACGCTCGAGAAAAGCGGTCGCTTCATACATCACGTCGGTCAATGCCTCCTGGACGATCTCAGGGGCCTTGCCCTCGAAGATCTTGCCTTTGGTTTCGATGCT